AAGGATCTCAATCCTCATAATCAGAGGGTGTCGTTACCGCGGCAGAAGGCCTCGGGGTGACGCACAGCCACGTCGACATCCTGCAAAGCAGTCACGCGAACGCTGCCGCTCTTGTCCAAGGCGTAGGGGTTCACCTGGATGTCCAGGGCGCCCCACATGCCCATGATCATCTGATTCCAGACGCCGAAGAACACGTCGCCGGTTTCCACTTGGTTGGAGCGGACCACGCCATAGCCGTTCACGGTGCCGCCGGGTTCGAGCACGAACTGAGCAGTGCTGCTGGCCTTCTCGGTGGTCTTGAAACCGCCGTAGATGGTGCTGTTTGTCAGGTAGGACATAGCGCCGATGTCGGCGTTATCTGCAGCAATCTTCGATTCCATGCTCACCAGCTCGGAATACTTCGGATTGGCAGCATCGAAGTTCTCGGTGTTGATGCCGGTGACGAACTTCAGGCCTTCAGGCTGGCTGTTGGAACCGAGGCCATAGAGAGCAGCGCGGTCGATCTCAAGAGCGATCACAGTGGCCAGCTCAGTGCGAACCATCTGCTCGACGTCGATGCTGGACTGCAGCATCAGGCGACGGGAGAACTCGGTGTAGGCGCCAAGGGTCTTTGCCACCAGTGCCACCTGATCCACAGAAGGCTGGGATTCGGTCGGATCACCACCTTCAGCCACCCAGTAAGCAGTCGAAGCGCCGGTCTGGCGGGGGATTGCAACGGGGCCTTGCAGGCCGGTCAGCATGGTCACGCCGAGGGTGTTCAGGGCGAGACGGTTGCGGAGCAGCTCGATGAAGCTACCGGGGCGGCCATCGGTGAACACCAGATCGCCAGCAGCGGAAGCGGTATCCACCACCAGGTCACGATGCAGCACATCGTTAGGAGCAAGGATGCCGCGAGGGGTCACGCCCATGCGCTGAGCGGTGGCTTGAGAAACCTCACGCTCGAAAGCAGCAGCCTCGAAAGCAGCACGATCACCAGGCATCATCTGCGCACGGATGGCGCGAACGAAGCTGAACGAACGGGCTTCTTTCTCGGTCAGGCCGATATCAGCGGAACCGCCAGAAGCGATCGGCGGAACGCACAGGAGCAGCAGGAGTTGCAGGTTGAGCAGCAGGACGCTTGGCGATCTCGGACAGCACCGAGCGCATAGCATCAGCTTCAGAAGCACCGGACTCAATCAGGCCCTGGGCCAGATCGTCTGCTTTGTGCTCACGGCAGAGAGAAGTGATGGAGGCAACGCGGGAGCGCTCATCGGCCGCAGCCTGCGCCCGCACCTCCTCCAGGTTGACAGAGGGTTCCATGGGGTTGTTGTCGTTGGGGGTCAAGGGTGCGGCCTGAGCCGCTGCAGCATCATCATCAAGCATTCGCCCGATGCCAACACTGCTATCAGCAGGCACGCTCACCACGGACACCTCATGGGGTTGCCATGAGGTGGCCAGGATGCCATCAATGCCATCCTGACGGATTGGTTTAGCGTCAATAATGCTGTAGCCAACAGAGACATTCCGCAGAATGCCATCGCGGATGTCCGCCAGTTTCTCTTCAGCCATTTGTGAACGACTGAAGCGAACCGCGACCATGCCGCGGCCGTTATCAAGCCATGCACGCTCAATAACGCCGAGCACACGGTCGGGGTCGTGATTCCAAAGCAGGGGAGCGCCATCATTTAGGCGGCTCATATCCATCGCGCCATCAGCGTGGCTCAACACTTCAGGGCCGAACCAGCGATCGACTGGCTGCTCACTACTGAAGCTGAACTCAAGTGTGCGTGACTGTTCGTCGGTTGTGTCTTCTTGACGCACAGCCGAGACGTAATCCACCGCAACGCTGCGGCGCAGAGGCCTGCTGTTCAGGTTGCGCAGATCCATCAGAGATCGGCCATCGTTCTGACCCATGCTATCTGCTGCTGGCTCAAACAAAATCGGCTGATAGTCGTTGTCGTCCAGCCATTGCCGTGCTTCGGCCACAGTGAAGCGTGAGGCATCAAATCGAATGGCCTGCAGCTGCGTTGGCTCATCGGTGCGGATGCCAAAGATGAAATCAACACCAGCGCCGCCGGCACCGTTCTCGCGACGGAACCGCTCGAAGCGATCGGGATCAATCAGCCTTGCTGCGTGCTCGTTCGGATAGGGCCGGGCTTCGTGGCCTTCGATGCTGCGATCCTCTCGCGCCTTCTTGATGCTTTCAGACTTTGCTGTGCTCCAGGTCTGGCCAGCATCACCACCCCAGGCTGCCCACGCGACACGGCCAGCCGAAGGGTAGCCGTCCTCGTCTGGGCTGAAGCCCTCGCCTTGCTTGTCCACCTCATGCCTGGCGAACCAGGCCGCCATCGTGATCACCGTGTCGGGGCTCAGCTCATTGCCTGACAGGATCTGACTGGCCCTGCGTGCTGCCACTTCAGTGCCACCGGCCTCGCCCTCTTCCTTCCATGCGCGATACCGCCTGGCCTCTTCTTTCATGCCTTCAGTCGGCATCAGGTTGATCTCGGTGCCGTTGACGTTTGCCATCAGGCAGCAGCCTCCTCATCAATCACAAGATCAGGCGTTGCGTTCGGTGCGCCGCCCTGGGCATCGTCTGCCGGGTTGGTGTCGAACTGCAGGCCCAGCTGTTCAGCCCGGTCCACCTCATTGACACGGGCGATCAGCAGATCCTCGATGTCGCCGCCGGTCTCGGCGACGATCTGCGCTTGCGTCTTGAAGCCAGCCCGCACGGCCTTGGTGTAGGCGTCGACTTCCTTCTGTGGATCCACCCAGGCCCACCCGCGGGGGTACCACTGAACGGCCTCGTAACGCTCCGGCATGGCCTCGTAATCGGGCAGGAGCAGCTGGCCAGCGCCAACGGCAGCGGACAACCACCGCTCATAGATCGGCTGCAGCAGGTGCTCGATCATGAAATCTTGCAAAATGCGCCACTGTTCGCGGTCCTCCAGCAGGCTCAGCCGGCTGCTGCTGTAGTTGGATTGGCTGAAGTCGCGGCTAATCGTCTCGTAGCTGCAGCCGATCGCAGCGGCCACGGAGCGCAGCATCCCACGCAGGAACGGCTCAAACTGCCCATCAGGCGCGTCGAGCTGAGGAATGTTGACGGTTTCGCCGGGCGCCAAATATTTAAAGACTCCAGGCTCAAAGCGGCTCACCTGGTCGCCGTCGAGCACCTCATCACCCTGGAGCTCGCCCTCCGGTGATTGGATGAAGCCCATCAGGCTGCTGTTGGCCCTGGCCCGGACCACCTCGGCCTCCTCGTAGCCGTCCAGGTGGTGAAGTCGCTTGATTGCGCTGGCCACCCATGGAGCGCCACGGGTCTGGCCTGGGCGCTCGGTGACGAACATATGGATGATCTGATCGGCAGGCACCTCGATCACTTCGCCGCCGCGAGCGTTGGCAATGTCGCCCGGGTGCGTTGTGCGGAACGCATACCGCACAGGCCGCCCCCAGCGGTTGACCTGGACGCCCATGCGCCACTGGTTCCCGTTGGCATCCTTGCCGTAGCTCTTGCCCTCGTCGCAGTAATCCGACTCGATGATCTCAATCCCGAGGGGGATCCGGCTGCGCCCGAACGTTTCAGGGATAATCCTCAAAAACACCTCGCCGGATTCGGCCACGGCCATGATCGCCAGCCGCAGGATCTCGGCCATGCTCAGCCGGCCAGCGACGTGGCAGCGGTCAGCCCTGCACCAGGTCTGCCAGGCTGACTCAATGCGGCGATTGATCGGCTCGTTCAGCCGATTGCCGCGTTGCATCCGCACACGGCCCTGCATCCTGATGCCTCGGCCAATCACATTTGCGCCGATGGCGCGGATCGCTTGACGTGCATAAGGCGAATCACGAACAAGCTGCCGTGAACGGTTCCGCAGCCTGATCAGGCTGCCATCAATCTCAGCGTCGGCGCTGGTGCTGCTGGTGATCCAGTTGGCAGTCAGCCTCGTGGCCAGTGCGCCCTCATAGGCGCGACGTCGTGGCCGCTTCTGCTGTTGCTGCTCAGTCTCAACAGCCTCGATGGGCTTGGCTTTCTTGCTGGCCATCAGAACCTCACGAAGACGTTGCGAGGATCACCCAGGCCTTGCGCGATCTTCTCGGCTGCTCGCTCACGGGCGACGATCGCCTTGAGCTGCGCTTCGCGCTGCATCAGCAGGCCTAGGTCGTTGCTGGTGTAGGAGCGGTTCCCGATGGAGTATTGCTTCGCGCCCTTGCTGACGATGGCTCTGATGGCAGCCTGAACCGCGTCCAGATCCTGCTCTGCCTGGCTGCGGCCATCGAATGCTGTTGGGTCGCCGGTGTAGGCCAGTGACGGCATCACCTCAGTGGTGCCGCTGCCGATGACCACCACCACGGCGCCACTTGTGATTCGCTTCTGCCAGTACCAGGTCCCAGCGTCCCAGGATTCCGTGGTGGCCGCCGACAGGGCAACGTCCCACCCGCCATCGGCACGGGCGGTGCCGGCTGCCGTTGCGCCCTCGCCTGCTGTGTTCGTGCGGAACGTAACGGCCAGGGTCCAGGTGCTCGACGTGGCCGGATTGTCAAAGACAGTCGCAGCGGGCTCAATCCACTGGATTGTGGAGCCGGCAACGATTGAAGCGGGAACAGTCACAGGCTCGCCTCCATAGGCTGGATGATAGCCATTACCAACCGGTGACAAACCCCGGCCCACTGGTCTCTGATCTGCGTCGTTTTGGCTTGGGCTTGGCTTGTCCGGCTTTGCGCTCCTCTGCCGCCGCCGCCAGTTGATCCCAAAGCGTCGCGCGGTTGTACCTGCGCTTCACCAGCTCCAGGATCGCCAGGCTGTAGACGGTGAGATCGAGCGTTTCGTTTCTGGCGCCTCTGGGGTTCTCCCAGCCGAGCACCTGGAAGC